GTTAAAAAAATCGAAACTGAACTGAAAACAGTTGAATCACAGCAGGATAAGCTTTATGACCTTTTGGAGCAGGGGATATATACCAATGAGATTTTTATGCAAAGGAACGGGAAATTAAAAGCAAAACAGCAACAGCTTGAAAAGTCTCTCAAAAATGCAAAGGCTTTATCCGTACCGGAAATTGACTATGAAGAAAAAATTTTAGCACTACATGAAGTTTTGGACATTTTGAAAAATCCCGATGCAGATGCAGGTACAAAAAATACTCTCCTGAAAAAATCAGTGAAAGAAATACGCTATACACGGCATACAGAAACTCATACCAAGTGGGACAACACGCCATTTACGCTTGAGGTTTTTTTAAAGCTTTAATTTATATCATCAACGTGCGGAAGAACTCGCACATAAAAGATATAGATGTAATTTAGCAATTTTACACAAATAAAAAACCTCCGACAGAGAGAACATCTTCCCTGTCGGAGGTTTGCTGTATCACATTAAATTTCTTCAAGAGTAACCTTATATTTCCTGCCATTCAGTGAGAGTTCGCCGGTCTGAGGAGCAGGCTTCTCATGAACGGGAGCAGGAGCAGGATTTTCAGGCTTTTTAAAGCCGTTCAGCCCTGCGTTTTTGATGATTGTGGGATAATCCTTGTATGATTCATTCAGGTCAACATTTCCGTTAATGCCGTTAATTCTGCCCGAATCTGATTTTTGCCATATGCCATAAGATTTGACGACAACAGGTTTACTGCCGTAACGAGCGACCCATTTATCGAATTTGTCAAGCTTTGAGAGTATAAGCCTGTCATTGAATCCTGAAACATCAGATGCATAAATTCCGCAATAGTATCCTGCATTTTCCATAGTCTCGCAGAATCCGATACAAGCCTCTGTTGCGCCTGATTTTGCGGAAGGGCTTGTTGCTTCGAGGTCTATGTATACAGGATATTCAAAGGATTTACCCCTGATTATGTCAAGAAATCGTTTTGCATCTGCGATACCGTCAGCCTTTGAAGTACAGCCTGAACCTACGAAATAATAAGCACCTATGGGCATACCGACAGCCTTTGCATTTGCATAATTCTGTTCAAATTTGCTGTCCTTGTAGAATCCTGCATCTGAACCGCCTGCCCTGATTATGGCAAATTCAATTCCTGAATTTCTGACAGCTTTCCAGTCTATATTTCCCTGATAGACTGAAACATCAATACCGTTTTTCATTGAAATTTCTCCTTTCTTAAATATAAATTAATTTAGTGTTCTAATAAACGTACTTCTCGTGTACTTTTAGTAATTATACATCCATTAAAGTGTATTAATACTTGTTCAGCTTCGGAGTCGTAACCCATTTCAATATTAATATATAAATAGCCGTCTTTGCTATCATCTTGCTCGATTAGTCCTTGGTGTACGCTAAATGTATACATACGGATTGTATAGACTTTGCTATGATTCGTTCTGATGATAAAAGGTTTACGCTGTTCAAGAATATACATTTTGTCGGCAGGAAAATAATCTGTGTCCTCAGTTTCATCATGAATAAGTTCTATTGTTTCAATCTCTGTCATTCCGTCAATTTCAGCCTTTGAATAAGTTCCTATATCGCTGAGGGACTTGTTTCCCTGCAAAGTCACATTGTTTATTGACGGTTTATTGGAAAGGTCATTGTAATTATCCGTTCCCTGACCGCCCGAACTTGCGGACTGTTTTATCCATTCGCCCGAACTTGTAAGGGCATACAAATCGCCTGGTTGAAAGGTCACGGGCAGTTGAACCCTGATAGAGTATTTTTCCCGAAAAATCATCTGTTTCAGGGAGTTCATCAGCGGAATCAACATTGATTCTCACACGCACAACCGACAGATTATCCTCATATTTTACGAATTTTTCATTTCTTATCGAAACCATAAAATTACCTCTTTTCATTTTAAATCAGGAATTTTGAAACTCCTTCATAATAGGTTTAAAACGGCAAATTTTTCAATGCAGAACCATTGATTATTTTCTTAATTTTTCAAGAATTTTTTTAATCCATGCAGAAGTATCGGGATTGATTTCGGCATAGTTTTCAAAAATTGAAATCACTTCCATTATCGCAATATAGCCGAAAACGATTATTGCCGTGACTGAACCCGTGATATTTGCAAGTGTCTGACTGTCATAATAATTCCCCAGATACCTGATACCGATTTCAAGGCCGCACGAAACTGTCATCACAATCATTTCAGTGAGCTTATTCAGACCGCCTTTTCTCATTTTGGTGCTGTTCAAATCTCCCGAAATATAGGCTTTTATCAGTCCTGTCACAAAATCTGATGCCGCTAAACCGAGAATTATTGTTATCATGATGATGTACTGCACATTATTCCTCCAGTGCAAGATAACCGCCGTAAGCGTATTTTTTGCCGTTCATCTGAATCACACACGGGTCTGAAAACTGCGTAAAGAAGGTGAAAAATGCGTGTTCGCAGTAATTTCCACTTGCAAAACATACAGGCGAAAATGATGTGAGAGGGGCTGAAAAAACGGATACCTGATTTCCTGTTCTCAGCCATTCGGCATCATTATTCAGGTCGATAAAAGAAAAATATCTGTTTGCACCTGATGCAGATGAGGCATTCATGGAAATCGCTGTCGTATTTCTGTTTGTTTTCGAGATTATCAGAACGTTGTCAGCGGTCGAACTCAGCGCACCTATGAGCATAATTCCCTTTGATGTGACGATTCCTGCCTTTGTATACTTCGATGTTGATGAACCGGCAATTGAATATGTATTTCCTGTTTTGGTTTTGATTTTGTAAATCACATTCGTTTCATCAAAAATAAAGGAAAATTCCGCACTGTTTCTCATGACGCAGATTATGTTCCCCGATTCATCTGTACTGATTCCACCGCTGAAATAATCCTGTGCGTTGTCTTTCAGCCAGTTGAAAATTTCCTCTTTCTGCGCTGTCCTGTCAGCCGTGAAAATTGTCTTGTTTATTGCCATTTCAAACTCCTTTTTGAATGGGGACAATTTTCGCATTGAGCCTTGACCTTTCTTTCACTGCACTTCGTTTCGTTCACTCTCAGGTCAAGAACGAAAATTTTCCCCAAGCCCCTTTATTAAATATTTTCAATAAGTTCCGCTGTTCCTGATGAGCCTGTTATGCCGTCCGTAAAAATTTCCGCAGAATCAACTATTACAGACGATTCACTTATCATATTTTTCAGCACAATCACAACAAACCTGTTATTTCCCGATACAGGTACACGCAGTTCAATCGTAGCATTTTCACCGTCATTCTCAATCCAGTAGTCATACAATGTGCCTTTTTCGCCTTCGGTCTGAATATCACCGTTTTTGAAGAAAAGAACTATATCATTCTTCTTGTCATAGTCCGGGATATCCTGACCGAAAGCAATTGATATTACACGGACATCTGTTTTGTAGACAGCCTGATATTTTTTTACTATTCCGTCAACTTTAAGCTGTTGTGTAAGCTGTGAGAAAAAATCGTCAAATGCCGCCTGCTGCTGTGAAATATAATTCTGAAAAGCCGTGAACTGCTCCTCAAAAGCCGCCTGAAACTGCAAAAAAAGCGTTGATGTATCAACCTGAGTTATAAGACCCGTGACCCACGGACAAGCCGCTGTGCCTCTGTAATCCTGTATTGCTGACTGTGACAAAATACTGATATTTTTATCAATATAAATTACAGCAACTATTATTTCATAAAGAGTATCCGTTTTGACAATTTCGGGCAGAAACGCTCCTGCACTCGGATAGCCTTGCTTTACTGCGAAACTTATTTCACGGTTTTCACTGTCGTAACGCATGACAAGAACATCACGGCGGGGATTATCCGTATCGGCAGGAGTAAGGCTGAATGTCAGTGCAGAATCATTTTTAATCCAGTGATTTTTGATGATTCCCCTGCCTGTTCCGACAGCAATATCAAGCCCGTTTCCCGTTGCCGTGACGGAAAATGCATCACCGACAGTCTGATAAATTCCGTCCGAAACAAGCCCCTCAAAATATTCGCTCATCTGTGCGGAATTGTATTTCCTGTCGCCGTTGATACTGTCAAAAAATCCGTATGTTACAGCCATTTTTTCACTCCTGTTCTTCCTCAAAAGTCGGAACGAGCGTGTAACCGTTCTCGTCCCAAGCCTCGGTAATTTCCGTAATTCTCGGCTTTATTTCCGCACCGTAGCCGTTTGCAACCGTGACGATATCGCCCAAATTATAATCCTGTTTGTATTTGAAAATCCCGTTCGGGTCAATTTCCGCAGCAAAAGATTTGGTGATATTTTTCTCCGCAAGCTTTTCATAACCTCTTTCGACAAGTTTTTTCCTGTACTCGTCTGCGGAGAGTTCGCCGCCACTGGTCTTTGACGAAATATCCCTTGCGTCTACGAACATTTCCCTGAGTTTGTAAAAATTTCCGTGGTCAGGACCTATGCCTGCCCATTTTCTGAAATTTCCCTCGCCCTCACCTGCAATATCTGCAAAATTCGCATAATTTGTGAAGTCCGTCATGTATTCGGACGAAATAAGGTTATCAAATTCAGGCGAAAAAATTACATTTTTCTGAGTGCCTTTATAAAATGAAAGAATGATATTATTCCCTGAAATTGCCGTTTTAAAGCCGAATTTAAAGCGTTTGCAAATTTCCTCGATTACGGATAATAAATTATCTCCCGTGTACTGCGTTGACATTGTTTCCGAAATAATCAGGCTGTCGTCAATAACAAGACCGTCAAGCCGTCTGTAATTTTGATTTGCTTCAATGAGAGATTTTATTGCGGCAACGGGATTCAAATTATTTATATTTGTCTGCCATGCGATTACACGGTAACTAAAAATACTTTCAAGACTTCTGCCCGAAAATATACAGAAATCACCGTTTTCGGCATCTGTTTTCAGATTCATTTTTTCAATCAGCATGGCACTTTCATCATCATCATCACGCTGTAAAATCCTGTACGGCTGCATGAGGTTCATAATTTTTTCATCGGCAGGAACATACAGTTCAAAGTCACCGTGAGTATAATATTTTTTCGTCCAAATCAGCGATTTATAGCCCTCAATGACTGCAAGCGGTTCATAGTTGCTCCCCAGTTCATCAAGCAAATACAAGTCCATTTTCAGACCCCCTCGTATTTTTGCACGGCAGAAACTTTCACAGAAAGATATTCTGCTCCGCTGTCGGCAGTGTAACTTATTGAATTTTCGCCCGCTTCAAACTGAATCCATTTTGAACCCGTAATGCGTGAGGAAATAATATTTGTTTCGTAATAGGAATGCTTTAAAACTGCCGATTTTTCGCCATAATTTGTATTCAGAACTATTTTGTCACCTGACTGCATTTCATAATCAAATCCGAAAAATTCGCCTGTTGTATTGTTTATGATTTTTGGATTTGTGACCGTTCCCGATGCGGTGAATGTGATTATTCCGCCTGTCGGAACGTCCCCTGTATTGATGTATTCGGAGGTTTTTACAATGCGTTCAGAAAATGCGATTCCTCCTGTCGGTATCTCGAAAGGAAATTCAAAAAGCGATACCGATTCCGTAAAATCAAAGGTTCTTTCGTCCGCAGACTTCCAGTAAGGGTCAGGGCAGATTATTGAAATAACAGGCTTTTGCCGGTTCGTGAAGTGATTGTTTTCAAAACTCTCAACGATTCCCTCAATCCAGACACTTCTTGTTCTTGTCGAAAAATAGAGTTTTATGTATCGTTTGACCTGAAAGAAACGGTACAAATTTATTCGATTTTCCTCAATCGGATATTTGATATTCAGCGTAATGACGACGTTTCTTTTTTCGATTCGTGAACTTCCGAACCGCACACCGTCCGTCCCCGTGACGGTGCTTGTGCTTATGCTGGCGGCAGGAGGATTCAAGCCCGAAATTTCAAGCACATCATAACTTTTACTGTCGGTAAGCCTGAGCTGTTCACCTTTTTTATTCTGCACTGTAAGTTCAAACATAAAATCACCCCAGTGTTTTCATCAGATTCTTGCTCTGACGGTAAATTTCAAGCCTTGACAGTGCTTTCGGAGAATTATTCGTCTGATAGAAATAATTCGTCACGGCATGACTGTCAACAGAAGAATTATATTGATTTGGAGTATTGATGTTTCGGGAAATTCTTGCGGAAACTTCATCAATCCAACGAGTATTTTTTTCAAGCGGAACGACAGCTTCATCACCGTCACCCTCAAGAAATCCTATTTTTCCTTTACGCAGAACTCCGCCCTCACGCAGTTCGGGGATTTTAGGAACGCTTATATCCGAAATCCAACTGAAAGGCTGAATATCCATGATACTTAAATTTCTGAGCGTATCAAGGACGTTATTAATTGAGTTGAACGGGAACGCTATAACCTTGTTTATACCCCTGATTATCGCATTTACAACAGTCGTAAATGCAGAAGTTATTCCCTCTTTTATGCCGTCAAAAATCTTTCCGCCCACGGAAAAAACATTTTTTACCGCTGTCCATGCCTCAGTAAATTTCGTGCTGAACCATTCAACAATGACTGAAAAAACAGTTTTTATGCCCTCCCATGCCAGAACCGCACCTGTGACAAGGTTATCCCACATGGAGGAGAAAAACGTTGAAACGGGAATTATTATTGTTTCGTTGAACCAGTCAGAAACAATTTCAAGTATTGACTTTATACTTTCCCAAGTTTCGGAAACGCCTGTTGTGAAATTTTCCCAAGCATTAGCAAAGAAATCAGCTATTGTCTGCCAACCTGAAACAATAGAATCTGTAAAGCTGTTCCAGACAGTTTTGAGGAACTCTCCGACAGCAGACCAACTGTTTTTCAGGCTCTCCCAAGCATTAATGAAGAAGTCAGAAACAACAGTCCAAATGGTCTGAATCGCTCCTGTAAAGCTGTTCCAGACAGTTTTGAGGAACTCTCCGACAGCAGACCAACTGTTTTTCAGGCTCTCCCAAGCGTTAATGAAGAAGTCAGAAACAGCAGTCCAGACAGTCTGAATCGCTCCTGTAAAGCTGTTCCAGACAGTTTTGAAGAACTCTCCGACAGCAGACCAACTGTTTTTCAGGCTCTCCCAAGCGTTAATGAAGAAGTCGGAAACAACAGTCCAAATGGTCTGAATCGCTCCTGTAAAGCTGTTCCAGACAGTTTTGAAGAACTCTCCGACAGCAGACCAACCGCTTTTCAAAGTCTCCCATGAAGTAACAAAGAAGTTTGAAACAGCAGTCCAAATGCTCTGAATCGCTCCTGTAAAGCTGTTCCAGACAGTTTTGAAGAACTCTCCGACAGCAGACCAACTGTTTTTCAGGTTCTCCCAAGAATTTATGAAGAAATCGGCTATTGCTGTTAAAGCATTTTCAATTGTTACCTTAAAACCAATCCACAAAGACTTGAAAAATGTAACTGTTACACTGAAAAATGATTTTATTTCATTCCATTTATCTATAAATGCATCAAAAAATTCGTAAAGCGTTTCCTGAATACTTTCCCATAAGCTTGTTAAGACAGGTTTAAAAAAATCACCGATTTTACTTAATGCTTTTCCCAGTTCTGAAAGGAGCGTTGGAATCGCTTTGATGATTGACATGAAAACCTGAACTGCTGCATTTAGAATAACAGGTATGTTTTCAATTAATAAATTGGCAATCGTCTCAATAATAATTGGAATCTGAGGAACTAACGCTTCTATAATCAGTGGAATTGCATCAATTATTGCCATAAGAAGTTGTATTGATGTATCTAAAATAACAGGCAGACTTTGAGCCAGCAAATTAACAATATTTCTGATAATTTCAGGAATTGCCCTGACAATTTCAGGAATTATTTCGGGAATTGCATCAACAATTGCCATAAAAAGCTGTATTGATGCATCTAAAATAACAGGCAGACTTTTATTTAATAAATTGACAATACTCTTTATAATGTCAGGAAGTGTTTTAATAATCTCATGAATTATTTCAGGTACTGCATCAACAATTGCCATAAACAATTGAACTGCTCCGTCAGTGAGCATATTAACACCTGTTATTAATGTTTCAGTGACGGAATTAATTATTTGTGGAATTGCTTTGGCAAGTATGGGTATTATTTCAGGTATAGCTTTTACGATTGTCATAAGAAATTCTATTGCTGAATCCAACAAAGTCGGAACTTCGCTCATTAATGCATTGACTATATTTGGTATAATATCAAGAATTTTATTGACAATTTCAGGCAACATTTTACTGAGACTATCCAGAATTGTTGTTGTCATTTGAACAACTGCATTGATAATATCAGGGAGTGAATCAAGTAAGCCTGACAGAATACTTGTTACAAGACTTATTGCAATTTCCGCAAATTTAGGGAGCATTGACATTATCTGAGATACAATGTTGTTGACAAGTCCGCCAACAGCCTTTCCAACTTCCGTACCTGCACCTTCAACTCCATTTACCATATCGGTAAATGCAGGAAGAACTTCTGACGTAATATTTTTAACAACATCTCTCAGTGGATTATTTACGCTTTCATAAATAGTAAGGGCAAATTCTTCATATGCGCTGTTCATTGACTTCAAATCACCTGAAAGATTGTCATTCATTACCTTTGCCATTTCTGATGCAGAACCACTTGCGTTTCGTAATTCCTGCTCAAAATTTTCAGCCTCGTCAATGCCCGCATTAAGGAGCATATTTACGCCTTTGATTGATTTACTTGTAAAGGAAGAAGATAAAGCCATTGCCTTTTGAGCATCGCCCATTCCGTCCGTAGCCTTTTCAATATCTTTGAGAACATCAGTCATATCACGGTAATTTCCGTTTAAATCTGAGACAGGGATAAGAGTATTTCCTATCTGAATTGCACTTTTTCCCAAGATGTCATTCATATTTCCTGTTATTGATGTAAAACCGTCCGCCTGCATTTGTGCTAACTCTAATTCGTCATTATAAGTTTTCATTTTATCTGTCATATCTCTCATCATAGCTGATATGGCAGTACCAGCTTCAGAACCTTTGAAACCTTGATTTGCAAGCATTGACAGGAGAGATACAGTTGTTTCAATATCCTGTCCCGATGCATTCATGTTAGCCGCACAGTTTTTGAAAGCTTCTCCCAGTCCTGCGGCAGTGGTATTCGCATTAGCTTGTGCATACGCAAGCAAATCGGCAAAATATGCAGATTCATCAGCCTCCATGCTGAAAGCCGACATATAGTCCGTTACCATATCAGAGGCTTCTGCAAGTTCCATTCCAGAAGATGCAGCCAAATCCAATACACCGCCGAGAGCAGATGCAGACTGATTTGCGTCCCAACCTGCAAGAGCCATATAACCTAAAGCATCTGCTGCCTGAGATGCAGAATATTGAGTAGTTGCACCGTATTTTCTTGCCGTGTCTTCGAGCATTTCAAGTTCATCACCTGTTGCTCCTGACAATGCGGCAACGTTTGACATACTTGATTCAAAGTTCTTGCCGACTTCCAGAACGTCACTTGCAAGATTTTTAACACCCTCTATCAATTTTTGTATGCCTGCGGAAACGAGGTCAGCAAGTACACCTTTCATTACAGAAAATCCGTCACTTGTATTTTTAACTGTTGTATCAGTATGTTCAAGAGTATCATCAAGCTTATCTGTGGCAGCCTCGGTATTTTGAGTTTCCGACTGCATATTTTCAAGCTGCTGATTATAGGATTTTATCTCCTGCTGAGTAGCATTTATCGCCGCCTGCTGATTGTTTATCTTGATTTTGAGATTTTCCGCAGCCGCAGAATTTTCACCGTATTCTTTAACCGTGAGTTCGTACTGGTCATTAAGGCTTTTGAGCTGTTTTTTCTGTGCATCAAGAACCTTGTCAAGCTGAGAAATTTTTGCGGTCACACCGTCAGCGGACTTATTCCAGTCCTCCATGCCTGAACTTGCGGCTTTAAATTCGGAGTTCGCAAGCCTTATCTGACGGCTTGCCTCCTGAAAAGCGGCTTTAAGTTCCGAAATATCGGCATTAAACCTTGTAGTTGTATCATTGTTTTTAGCCACTTAATCACCTCTTTAAAACCAGTCATCACCTGCGGGTCTGCGGATAACTTTCGGCTTATCTTTTTCCTGTTTCTGCTGTTCTGCCTCCTGTTCCTCACATAGCTTGTATTTTCGACTTCAAAAGGCGACAATGCACGGAACTCACGGCAGAGAGTATAGCAGATTTCAAATAAAGTTTCGTAAAAGGGCGCAGGTTTCCCCACGCCCTTATTCAGTTTTTTGGATTTTTCGGGATAACAAAAGTTTCTGAAACGGCTGATTTTGCAATATCAATAATTACGGGCATAAGTTCTTTAACTTTGATACATTTCCATTCATCTGGAGTAATATCGGGGAAAACTGCCGAAAGTACGCCTGTTATTTCGTCATAAGCACCTGCAACGACTTTGAGGAGTTCGAGCTGATTGTCCATGTCCTCAATTTTAAGGAGTTCCATAAGGCTCATGACCGTGCCGAACATCAAGTCAAAAGTATCAGCCTTTGCGGTTCTGATGATGTTTCTGCCTGTTTTGTTGTAAATATTAAGTGTAAGTTCCATTTTATCACACCTTTATGTATCTTGCGTAAGTCATACTGCCCCTTATGCCGTTAATTTCGGAAACTGCATAAATGTTTGTCGTTTCAGTGAGTGTGAGAGGTTCTGTGTACTCTCTCCATACGCCCGTAGGACTTGTTAACTGGTAGAAAATTGTTGCGTTCGGAGTATTGCAGGAAAGCATTACAGCCTGAGAATCCTCAAATTCCGTGCCTGTTTCGGGAGAAAATTCAACGGGCAGAGGTGCGGAAGATGAGAGGTTATCGGGAGTTTTGACAGTATCAAAGAAATGCTCCGTATCAAAAACAGCGGTTCTTTCGTCAACAATGACAGACTTTGCGGATTTTTTTGTTTTGTTGAAACGATAATTCGTCATAACGCCTGTCCATGTAAGCTGCATATTGTTTGTATTTGTGTTGTTTTCCTCAGTGTGAGATGTTTCATCAGGGATTGCAAAAATGCCCTTTAATCGCCATACATAGCGGTATTTTCCGTCAGTACCCTTTGTGCGGTATCCGATAGCGATATACTGCTCTGTCTGCTCACCCTCAACGAGCGCACCCAAATCGGAAAGATACTCCTGACCTGTAATTTCGGCAAGCGTAAACAAATCAAGAACAGCAACCGTAAGCGTGAGCGTGTCTGCGTTGGTAGAAGTTATAACGATTTTCGGGGCATTGTCATAGTAGTGGGATTCGCTTGAACTCTCGGTAGCCTTACCGACTTCAGCGACAGGCGCAAGGGGTTTAACCTCACCGAAAACGAGTTCGTCTTTGGTGTCCTTTATGAGTTTTGCATAAACGAGATTGTCAACACCACGGTATTCAAAAACAACTTCATTCATTTTTTATTCCTCCTGTTTATAATAGTTTAAGTACATCACATCAATCCCTCTGCCGTCATGTGTAGGCTCATCAGAAACAACCGAATGACCGTCACCCGAAACAATAAACCCGTTATCTTTCAGGATTTTTTTAACCTGTCTAAGAACCGTATAGACGAGTTCGGGATTAATGCTGTAAAAGTTCACATCATAGCTGTAAACTATTGATTTTTCGTCATTATCGTAGAAAGTTTCGCCGTCCGAGGAGTTATTCCAGAATGTAAAAAAATTATCGGGGTACGGCTCATCAGGCAGGAGAGAACCCTGTAACCTTACAGGATAGCCGAAACTTTCAAGCAGTTCAATTAATTTATCTTCCAGAATATAACCCCCTCAGCCGATTATTTTTTTGATTTCACTTTCAAAAATTTCTTTCTGAATTTCAGCAACTTGTTTTTTAGTTTTCGCACCGTAGACGGCATTATAAATTTTCTGGGATTTATTCATTCTCGGAGTGCCGTACATCAGGAAAATAGTCCGCAGACCGCTGATTTTGAAGTCAAAACCAACTTTTATAGATGCCTCTGTACCATTCCATTCAACTGTTTCACTTCTGTCAATGGATTTTTCTGTAAGACCTGTTGAATACTTACCTTTTGCAGGGAAATTTGAGCTTTTCACTTCATTGTCAAGATTGTCCATGACAACATTTTTACCTGCAACAAGGGCTTTTTCGGTAACTTTTTTGAGGTCACCGCCTGCCTTGTCGAGTTTTTCAGCGAGTTCCTCAAAGCCCTTGAAACTTAAAGAAATTCTGTTTTTTGCCATTAAGCACCTCCCTGAACTGCCCTTATTTTTATTCTCATAAACTGATTTCGCACATTGAGATTTTCGGGAGTTCCGAGAATTTCATAATCAATGCCGTTCAGGTCACGCAGAATGCAGTCGGACTTTATATCAGGTCTGTACCATGTTTCGATAACAGCGGTATTTTCGACAGTAAGCACACTGTTCACGACTTTTTCCGTGCCTCCGAACGTCCTGAAACTGCAATAAATCAAAATACCATTTTCGGGATAGATTTTCTTTGTACTGCCCTTTGCCGTGACTGTTTCGGGGATAAGCAGATACATCGGGACGGTAAACGGAATATTCGGTTTATAGCTCATATTATCACCTTAAAGACAATTGCTTGCAACGCTGAATGAAATACTCTGACAGCTTCCCCTCACCTGCACCGTAATTCCATAAATCCGATACTCCACGGGCAACCAGTCCGACAGATATATCCTCAGATTTTACGCCTGCATTTCGGGCAAAATCAGTGACTTCCCCAATATAAAAGTTTAAGGTATCGTCAAGATAATCGCCCGTAATGCCGAGAGCTTTTTTTACATCATCAGTCATAATCCGACTTTTGCGATTGTGACCGCACCGCTTGCGAGAGCAGCCGTGTAGAGCGTTGACCCGTCAGGAACTACTTCTGCGCCCGATGTTGTAACCTTTGTGCCTGCAATTGAAAATCCCTCATAATCATATGCGGCAACGAAATATATCACCGCAGAAGTCACGGAACTGCCGAAATCAAAGCTTTTGACAGGTTCGTCAGCGAGTTTGTTTCCTGAACCGGAAGTCATTTTGAAAACTCCCGTATCGCCTGCACTTACAGCGGCAATTGTAAGCCCTTTGAGTTTGAGAATAAGTCCGTAAAGCGTGAGAAGGTCGGTATTTGTCACAGGGACTATTCTTTTTTCGTTAATCATTGTTTAATCCTCCTTATATGCTTGCGAGGTATGAAATTACAACTGTTATATTCGTATTAGTTAAAAGATTACTTTGAATAAGATTATCGGCAGTGTTAAATACCTTTATTACAAATGCACGAACACCTGAAGTGGATGTGTATTTTTTAAAAATAGCATAATGGGTACTTTCTGTCGGACCGCCATAATGAAACGTATGAAGTATAGTAATCATACATACACAATCATCTGGGAAATTATCCTCCGAGATTAAAGCTTCTCCATTTTCATCAGTTCTGACACTAAATGCCTGTGTTTTCAGAGCCAAGCTTTTTTTATCCCATTCGCCGCCAGTAACCGTAAGCAGTTTTCCGTTGTCGCTTGTTGTTATGGGCGGAAGTTCAGTAGGTGCATCAGCTTTATTCCATTCGCCATTTGTAACAGTGAGCAGTTTCCCGTTGTCGCTTGTCGTTACGGGCGGAAGTTCGGCAGGAACAGCAACATCACTGATAGCGTCAATCATTCCTGCATTTGTTGAAATATTTTTTACATCAGCAGTTCCGCCGAGTTTGGCGTAAAGCTTTTTCAGTGCCTCAACAACAGTCATGTCAATCTCCTTTCTTTTTGATGATATAGCAGCCTGACGGGTCAAGGATTTTGCCGTCAACGACAGTCAGACCCTTGTTTACCCATTCATTTTTGTCGTCATCGAAATAGCGTTTTATGCCGAACTGGAGATTTGTATTTATGCCGTAATCATTCGGAATCCAGTAAACACCGATAATATCGCCTGCTGATGCAGTATCGAAATCAGCGATAACATCAGGTTCAACGAGTGTAGTTTCTCTGCCGAAAAATTTTCCTGCTTCATTTCCGATAACTCCGTCAACAGCTTCTTTGAAAAGCGGTCTGTTGTTATCATCATGCATAGTCAAAAGACAGGTTTCAACGGTAGATGCGGAGAAAAGAAATTCACCGCTGCCACGCTTTTTAATCGGAATTTTCGAGAATAATTTTGTCCTCCATGCAACCCAGTTAATCATATCAGCCGCAGTCATTTCGACTACATTTGTAACACGGGGGTCATTTGCGATACCGAGAGGCATACCGATTCCCGTACCTGAAATTGCAGCCTTGTCCATAGCCTCAAGATATGATTCAACCATGATTCTTGTTACTTCGCTCTCGAAAACTGAAAGTGAAACGATACTTGAAAGAAGTGTCTGCGAAACACGCACCTCACCGATATTGTAGGAAAACTCAATAAATTCGGTATTGCCTGCTTTCTGACGGGGAGAAACGGTCGTTTCGGAAATCCAGTTGAATTTTGCTCTGAGATTTGCGACAGGGATTTTCACACCGCCCTGAACATTGAGCTTTCTGACCTTCGCATAAATAGTTCCGTAGGATTTTTCAATACCCTTGATAATCTCATTGAGAACATTTGTCGGAATGAGCGCACCAATATCCTGAGTAGTTGTGACACCTGCATCACCGCCTGCCCTGACGTTATATTTTTCGGGGAGCGGAGTACCTTTCTGGACGTAATCCTTGAAAGCCATGCGGTATTCCATGCTTGCGAAAATATCGTCATCACGTTTCTGCGGTTCAAATTTTCCGAGAGTATTTCCCATGATACTGCCGTTTACATGGACAGCGTTATCGGGAACACTTCTTGATTCGTCACTGTCAATCTTTGCGAGTTCGGCATTGATTTCGCTGATTTCGCTGTCGATTTCAGTGATAGAAGTCTGAATACTTCTTACCTCATCAACGTTCTGAGAAGTAAGCGCACGCTTTTTAAGCTCCTCTTTTTTTGCATTGAGTTTTGCAAGTCTTTTTTCGAGATACTTTCTCATAATTTCCTCCTGTTTAATTAAAATAACATAATTTTTGCTTTGAGCAGATTTAATTCGTCTGAATTTCGGGCAGTTTCGAGAATTTCCCTGTTTCGTGCATTTATTTCTGTTTCCTCATATGCAGGGAATGTAACTGCGCTAACTTCAACAACCTTCGCAATACTTGTTATATGCCTTACAGGTTTATCGCTGTCAAGATTTTCCCATTTTACGCCATTTATTGAAAACATGAAACTCATTCCCGAAATATCGCCACGCTTTACGGCTGAGTACAAAGCTCTTGCATCGGAATTGTTTTCGGTATCGAGTTCAACGCTTATCAGCAGACCTTTTTTGTCAACAGTCAGGGACATAGTAGAATTGCTGTCGCCCTGTTTTGAGCGTGCGAGAGGGATTTTATTTATATCGTGATTTACAAGGAATCTCACATCTGAAAGGTCGGTACTGTCAAGCGCACCGCTGTCAATGACTTCCTCAAAATGCACTAAATCTGTACGGCTGTCAAATACAATCGGTCTGCCTGTGATGATACTTTCGTTTTCATCAGCCCTTATTTCAAAATTATAACTGCGTTTTTCAAATTTATTTTTCACTGTCTGAGCCTCCTGTCTGATACTGTTTAGCATATTCAATATTAACATAATTCAGCGACTGCATACGCACTCCTTCCAGTTCGGGGAGAGGTTTCAAGCCGAATGCAACACGCTTTTCATTTTCATAAAGACTTCCGCTGTCACCTAACAGGCGCACCATTTCAAGGGTCTGGTTTATATCCATGAAGATTAAATCTTTCGGATAGAATTTTATTTCGTTTCCGAAAGAACATTCCCTGTCCGTGAAAAGAGCCTTTGTAAAAGCCTGAGAAACAGCTATAATAATTGGTTCAAGCGTTTTCTGATAAAAAGCCTCATACTGTGATTTTGTATAGTCGCCTGTGAGAATACAAAGCGGAACACCGAAATTTCGCAGGATTTTTTCATCAATGAATTTCAGCGTATCGTTATCGACAAGCTTTATGTCACGCTGAACAGGTGTCACATCTGTTGCCATATCGGTAACGATAAAACCGCTTTCAGACCTTGCAAGCATTTCGTTAAATTCCTGAATTGACTTTTCAATTTTGTCCCTGTCGAGGAGCGATTTGACTTTAGCAATACCGTTTATTGCATATCCTGCTCCGATACTTTTTGAAACGCCCTGCAAAAGCCTGTGATTGAGGTCAAGAGTTTTGAGAAGTGCCGAATTATCAGGCTGTCCACGTTCATTTCCGCCCATGAACTCATTTACGGAATATCTGTGTCGGATATGTATTACTTCACTGTACGGAAATGTAGTATCATAGCCGTTTGCAAACGTAAACTTCACATAAAGCGTATCAGAAATATCCTGAATGAAATCCACCTGTGCAGGCTGAATCGGATAAAGTCCCGAATATCGTTTCTGAGTTTTTCCTGTCTCGTCCTTCCATGTGTAGTAAGCCGGAACGATAAAGGCATTGTAATTCAGAAGTAAAAGCCACATGAATTTTTCAATAAAATCACTTGTTGTCATAATCTGATTCGGACGTTTCAGAACTGTCTGAATATCGCTTTTTACGGGGATTATATCAGAATCGACAGTCCTTATGTGCTGAGGATTCAGCTTTTTGATTTCCGTGACAATACAGCTCAGAGCCTGCTGTACAACGTCAGATGCATAAATATCCGTGCCGAACTGCGAATATACAGGTGTCATTCCGCTTAAAACATCAGCATATTTTGAATTTTTCGGCTTTCTGTGAAAAAGCCCGTCAAATATTCCCATTATCTGTAAGCCTCCTGAACTCGCTCCTGTACCGCCTGTACATTTCGTATAGAATTATAAGTGTGACCGCACCGTCAATTCTCTTTGCAGTTTCTTTTTTGATACACATACACTGACCGTATTTATCGACGTAAATTCCCGCATTTTTCAGACAGAATTTATCAACGGGATTCTGATTGTAATTTATGAATCTGTGTTTCAGTTCATTTTCACATAGTTTCATGGCATTTGATAAAGTCTGGGCATTTTGCAGAATCATTACAAGTTCATCATTCTGCTTATACCAACCGTATTCATTCATGCGATTAAGAAATTCATGAGAAAATTTCTGGTCATAACCGCATTTCCAGAGCCTTATTCCGTAATTTACATACAGTTCATAGAACCAGTCCGCAACGGCTGAAAGTTCAACATCATCACCCTCAGTTACAGTTATAAAGTCATTCTGCGCCCATTCACGGTAATCCGCACCTGCATTTTTGTCGTCATGCTCATCAATTTTGGATTCAGGCATAAAATATCTTGTATAGATGTATTTTGTCCTGTCATTCGGTTTCATCAGCATAATTTTCGCACAAATCAGGTCAGTAGTTTCAGCGAGGTCAACAGCTCCGAGACATATGCAATTTCTGAAATCCTCAATATCAAAAACTGCTTCATAGTCGTAATCTTCGATATTCAGCCAGCTTTCGGAACTGTTCTGCTTGATGTTGAAATCTTTTGAAAGTACGAAAATTCTGTCAGCCTTTGAACTCTGTGCAACGTCAAGCTGTTCTTCGAGATAATCCCAACGCTTGACAATTCCGAGAGTGGGATTTGACTTGACCCATGATTTTTTATTCTGCCAGATTTCCTGTTCGCTGTCCTGAGTATAGAGCCACGGAAGAAAACGCTGTGCCGCAGCTCCGTCATCTTCACCGTGAATAATTTTACGGGCTTTTTCGAGTTCCTTATCAAGATAACCGTCAACGACAAAGCCCTCAGTCGTAATCATGATAAATTTCGGATTCTGTTTCAAGGACTGCGACTGTTCAATTGATTTTCCTATGATATTTGTTTTCATCTCGTGGATTTCGTCAACTATCGCAAAGTCAATGTTTCTGCCCTCCTTATTGCGTGTGCGGTCAGACAGCTTGAAAATTTTGGTATTTGTGACCTTATTCAGGATAAACCGCTGATTTCGTTTTGAATCGAGGTCATTCGGGTCGATAAGCTGCCGCATGGTGTCAATTGCATCATAGACGATACTTGCCTGATTGTCGTCATTGGAACTGCAAACAATGTCCGAACCCTCATTCCCGAGGAAAAACTCCGACAGTCCGACAGCGGAACAGGTTTCGGATTTTGTATTCTTACGGGCTATCAATAATAAAATTTTCTTGAATCTGTCGAGGGAGTTTTCAGCCATTTTAAAGCTGTAAACCGTTTCCACAAATGCTTTCTGCCAGTCCATTAAAATCATGGGCTGATTGTAATAAGGCGATTTTGTAAGCCTTATGCAGTTCTCCATGAAATGAATCCTTGCGAGAGCATTTTCGGTATCATAGAAATATCTGTCGTCTGAAAAATCCTCTTTGAGCCGCTGTAATTCAAGCCATAATTCCTGACCGACAAGAATTTCACCGCACTCAATTTTCGCATGGTAATTCAACAGGAAACTGTTATCGGGAGTCCATATTTTTTTACTTTGAATCAACATCTTGAATGGGGGAGCCGCCCTTTAAGCCTTGACCTTTCGTTCACTTCATTTCATTTCGTTCACTCTCAGGTCAAGAGGCGGCTTTTCCCCCAAACCCCCTTGAATATTCTTGAAATAAACTCTCAGGGGACTTTCTTCCTCAGTAAAGTCGCTGCCCGTAAGTTTTGCAAAAGCTTTCAGACAGTTGATATACTGCTGTAAAAACTCCTTATACTGACGGGCTGCGGGAGTGATTTTCTGCCGCTGTGAATTATTCGGGTCAACTCTGAGCATGGGATATTTTTTCAGTTCGTCAAGCCTTGATTCGAGGAAAATTATATCATCAACGATAACCTGTGCCGAAACGCTGTCCTTTGCAATTTTCAGCAGTTCTTCTTTTCTTGTGGATTCTTGCATGGCTTTTCCCCCAAGCCCCCTTTTTTTCAAACTAAAAATCCTGATTTTGACTTTCTGCGAGAAAAATAAGCCCTCCAACAGTCCCCGTCAGGGCGGTTCAGAGCCTGCATGGGGGGAGTATCTGTCGAACCATTCGGAAATATATCTGCTCCATTCCTCAAAATCCCTGTCACTTTCCGCAAGCCTTTTCAGGCATTCTTCCTTTGATACGTCAATGAAAATCTCTTTTGCATCGAGATTCTTTCTCAGACGCTCACGCACCGCAGAATACGGATAACCGCCTATAATCCATGCACACCGCCACCTGCCACGCCTTGTCCTTATCATGTCAATCAGCAGGTCACGCACCGCAAAGACATTCTGATTCAGACAATTCGGCTTGACATACCGTTTACAGCCTGAAACACATTCCCAGATATTATCCATATCGACAATCAAATCACCCTCGCACATTGATTCCCTGACAAAAGACGTTTTCCCAGAACACGGCGCACCCCATACAATATATACCTCACGCCCTGAATATCCTAACTTGTTATGTATCCTGTTATGACATCTGTGATGCACAAGGGCGATATTTTCGGGATTTAAAGCTATTTCGGGATTGTTCACATTGTCCTCGGTGAGTTCGGTTTTATGATGACCTATGCAGTCATATTTTTTAACTATCGGTTTTCCGCAGTATTCGCAGATAATCTGACCGTCCGCATTGACTCTCTGTAATTTTATCAGCGCAATCAAATCCGTCCATGCATTTGACTTATAGAAATCACCAGTCACTGAACATACCTCCTGCCTTTGCAAGAAGTTCGGACGCTCTCAGCCTGTTCTTCATCTGTTCATTATCATCTTTCATAACCCTGCTCCAGAATGCTTTTATCTCCGCAGTATCGGCAATGCTTTTGTCATAGTCCTGTACGGATTTATTCAGCTTGTCAATATAAGCCTTTACTTCGGGAATTTCAAAAATCTTGTAAGCGTTTCCTCTTGCGTAACGTTTTGAATATCCTGCCATTACAGCGGCTTTTTCCATGTTTCCTGCGGCTTCGCCAACGAAATACTCAGCCGCTTTTTTCTGCCTGTATTTCATATTATCACCTGTATCTGCCACTATTTTTATACCGCCTGCGAAAACAAAAAAGGACAGGATTCTTTTACCTGTCCTTATTGTATCACGCTTTTGAATAAAAAACAATTGCCAAAAGGAAACAACTTTATATTGTTTCCACAATCAATATATCTTCTATCTTACAGTCAAGCCGTCTGGAAATCACATAAACCTGATGCAGACTGACTACGGGTCTGTTATTCTGTTTTGACTGTTTGCTGAAGAAGTAAGTCGGTTTCAGACCGCTTTCACGCATAAGCTGACTTATACTTTTGATTCCCTTTAATTTCATAAGTCTTTCGACCTCTGCCATATTGAGAAGATACTTCAATTTCTATCACTCCTTTTCAGCTCGCTGTATATGTAAAGATAAAATACATTGTCAATTATATTGCCTGCAAACGCAAGGACAAAAAGACTTGTTATACTGATTTGAAAAAGCACTGATATTCCTGCTCCGAGAAGTGATGCAGCCGAATTAACAATATTGCTGTTGTTGTCGTATCTTTCTCTGAGTGTCTGGGAATCATGGACAACAGCCCTCATTTTTGTTCCACCGCATATAAGATTTTTTGTAATAACAGCATATATCACAACATTAAGCAGAAAATAAAACTTCAAATTATTTCTGATGATTACATCTGCAAAAAGAATCGTATCCGCAGCGATTTCCAGCCACAAGAACAGCCCGTAATACCTGAATAGTCTGTCACTGTACCTGTTCCAGACTGCACACAGTATAACAGTTCCGACACATTGAAGAATCTGCTC